GACTTTTTTTTGCGTGATAATAACAGATTGTGAATTACTTTTATCAATAACGTTAACACCCTTTGAATGACCATCAGCCAAATATAAACCTAAAAACCTAAACCAGTCTATTGAATTTATTTCAATGTCTTGACTATATTTATCTCTTAGCTCGTGCGGTAATTTTTTCCAAGATTTAACATCAACACCTTTAAGTTTGAAGGTTTCAATAAATTCACCCTCAGACCAAAGACCATTTTTAGGTATATAATATTTATATAATTCACTTCCGCCATTTAAAATTTCTTGAGCAGTAATAAATTTACCTTTATTTGTGTTTTTATTTATAACCCAAAATTTGTGGTTTGGTGTAACCAATAAATCAATATAACGACCTTTAATTTTAATCATTTTACCGGTATATTTTTCATCAATTTTTCTGAGAAGTTTATGATATTCAATTTGGTTATTATTTGTATTAAGCGTTGCAACTTTTTCGTTAGGGTCAACATCTTTAATTAATTTCCAACCTTTTGATGTTAAAATTTCAGCGGTATCTCGATGACATTCTGGGTGGTTATACTCGTTTGTTGAACGATCTGGAATTAATTGTTGATATCTTTCAACTTCTGGATTTAAAATCTCATAAGGATATATTCTTCCATTTTTATTTTCAACTCCAGCTTTTTGGAGTACAGCGTACATATAAAAAGGATATGGTGCGTATGGTGGTGATGGTTCATTAATTTGTTTTCTAAACTCTTCGAATAAAACTTCATTTCGTTTATCTCTTGGGTTAATATACCCAGCGTCATATTCAACCATTAAACCATAACCGGTTTCACCATACTTTAATAAATTAATCATAATAAGATATTTTTTTAAATAAATATCTTATAAAATAAAAAAGGTGGTATAAAACCACTAATCAAAATTTAACACTATCTTTCATTTTTTTTTAAATGGACATGCGTTATATAATTTATCTAAATCAATATTAATTTTATAATCATAAAAATATTTTGAAATATCTTTAATCTTATTATTATAATTATTTGGTTTAATGGGATCAATAATTGGTCGATTAACTGACATAAAATAATCTTTAAATTTAAACCCGTTACCTTGTACTTTATTAGATAATTCTATCCAATATGCTGGTATATCATAAGAATCGGCACAAATAATACCATGTAAAGAACTTGATAATATAATTTCACATTCATTTAATTCGTCAACAAACCTATTAATATTATAATCTAATACATCAATTATTTTAACTTCTGGATTGTTTTTAAAACTATTAACCCATGAATTTTTTTTATCAATGTAATGTGGAACAATACCATATTTAAATTTTTTTATTATATTTGGTTTATAAAAACGGGGATAAAGAAGTGCTGGATCACCATATGTTTCGGGACATTCGTATTTTTGCTTTAATAATAATTCACGAGTTAATGGACCCCTAACAGCATGTATTATATTAGGTTTAAAAGGTATTTTTGACGTTGAATGCATAAAACCCGTACCGTTCAACAAAACTTATACAAAATTATGCAAGTTAAGTTTTTTATAGATTAACTCTATATGGGTGAACGGCAACACCCTCTATCCCATTTGCAAAAGCATTTGGGAATACTTTTCTTATTATATTATAAGAACCATTAACATCAGCATTAATCAATTTACCATTGTTTGACTTATATAAACCACGTTTAATGCGTTTTCCTTGATATGTCCCATGTTTCTTTATTTCTTCATTATCAAGGAAGCTGCACTTGCTGGTATAACTTTCTTCATGTGTTATTATGTTAACCCCATTCATTTCACATTTATATTTTAACATAAACAACATCTTTTCAAATGGTATCTGAACAAATTTTTGGTTATTAACTTTACCAATATTAACTTTTTGTTTCCAGAACTCATTATACCCAATAACAATTGTGTTTAACTGATTATCTAAACAAAACTGAATAATTTCGTTTGTTGCTTTATGTAAATAATCTTGTATTTTACAATCACGCTTAAATCCTAACTTTTCAATTCGTTTAGATGTTTTAATTCCTTTTGGTAAAACCGATTGGTGTTCTGATTTTTTCTTATTATAATATTGATTTATAGATTTTAATGGTTTGCCGTTAATTACTAATGGTTGAATACCACTTTTATTTGATGTTACAGTCATTAAATTATTTATTCCTAAATCAATACCACAATATTGTTTATTATCAGATTTTAATGGTTGTTCTTTATAATCATATACTACATTTATTTTATATTTACTGTCTTTAACTGGTACAACTTGTATTTCAATTATCTTATTAGTTGTTTTAATATTTAACCTCATTTCAAGTGATGATAAACCAATCCCATTTTTCTTTTTTGTTTCTTTTAAAATAGCCGTTTCATAAAATAAAGCAGTAAATTTACCATTTTTTGGTAAATATTTTGGCAGATTCGGCTTCCCTTTAAATAACTCTTATTTGTTTTCCATTTTTTAATTGCACTAAAAAATGATTTCCAATTACCATCAAGAGTTCTCAAAACACCTCTACCAATTCTAACTGGTAGCACTTTATATTCACCCAATTCTTTAGCTAAAGTAAACATATCAAATTTAGAAATATAATTCCCATTATTAATAAATTCGTTACGAATAATATAATTAGCTTTATTATAAAGATTTTTACATTTAAACGTAAGTTCATCTAATTCGGTTGTAGATTTAACGATATGCGATTCAACTAATTTCATCTTTTATAAATAAGGGTAATATTTTTCTTTACCCTACATTTATAAATATATAGAAAAATTGAAAAATCAATAAAATAACAAAAATATTTTTATTTTTTTATTTTGGATAATTTTACGTAGTTTTGTATAAGATTGTATAAGTTTTTGTTAACAGTTCATTACCCCAAACTTCAAAATTATCGGAAGACGGTGTGTGTAAAATACTACCAATACAGTAATACCTAAAAATACCAGATCCATCATTTGTTGGTACTTTATTAATTTCTAAACCAGAGATATAATGACATAATTTTTGATTTAACACATCACCCCAAATTCCAATACTGTCCCACCAACAAACATTTAACTTTTTCATAATATTGGAGCGTGAAACCCACTCATCACGAAGTGTGGGTGGGAGGTAAGCGACACGCTAACGCCTTTAAAGTTAAACAAATTTAAAATTATTTTCTGATATAAGAAACTTTTTGTATTTTTGTGTGTATTTAATAGTAGATGAAACTTACATTGAAAATAAAACTTTTGCCTACCGATGAACAGGCTAACTTGCTTCTCGATACGATGAAGGAAGCTAATATTGTTTGTAATGCTATTTCTGATGTGGCGTGGCAAGAGAAGATTTTCAATAATTTTAAACTCCATCACCGAACGTATCATGCCTATAAGGCTACGTTCAATCTTTCTTCCCAAATGCTTATAAGACAAATAGCAAAGGTTGCTGATGCTTATAAGTTGGACAAGAAAACTAAACGCACATTTAAACCGCTCGGTAGTATTGCTTATGACAGTCGAATAATGACCTACAAGCCTAACAACGTGGTTTCTTTGTGGGCTATTGGTGGTAGATTGAAAATACCCTTTGTTTGCCACAATACTAATTATATCCCCTATATTAAAGGTGAAGCCGATTTGGTTTACAAGAAAGGTAAGTTTTACCTTTTTCAAACCGTTGACGTACCCGAAGAAGATGTTAATGATATTGAATCCTTTCTTGGGGTGGATTTTGGCCTCACAACAATAGCTTACACATCTGATAATGTTGAGTTCTCTGCCGATGGACTTAACAAATACCGTGAACATCGGCAAAAGGTTCGGAGTTCTATTCAAAGCAAATGCACTCGTAATTCGAGAAAACTTCTTAAAAGGCTTTCCGGCAAAGAACGAACTCATGCCAGTATTGTAAATCACACCATTGCAAAACAAATTGTTCAATCTGCTAAATCTCAAAATAAGGGAATTGCAATTGAGGATTTGATAGGAATAAGATTTACAAGCAAACGCAGAAACAAAAAGTTTAAGACTAAACTTGGTAAGTGGAATTTTAACCAATTGAGAGCATACATAACGTACAAGGCTCAACTTAATGGTGTTTCTTTGGTTGTTGTTCCACCCGCATATACGTCTCAAACGTGTCACTCCTGCAATAATATTGGCAAACGAACAAACAAAGTGTTTAAATGCACAAACACAAACTGCAAAGTAGATACCATAGATGCTGACTATAACGCTTCTAAAGTTATCTCTTTGCGTGCGGGTTCTATAAATGCCCCGGAAAAATCGACTATGTTCTGCTCTTTGCATTCGTTGTCAGGTTTAAAACCCATCCGATCTTTAGTCGGTGGGTAGTTTATATATCTGTAACATATTTTGGATAATCTAAATAATATTTTTTATCTTTGATTATTATTTTAAATTTATTAATATTTTTTGATTTTAAAATAATCTCTGGATGTTGTCCCCACCGATCAAAATCAAAATCAATCAATTCAATAGGTGTATTTATTCTTTGTTTAATTATTGTATCTTTAGTTATGTTGTGTTTATCTAATAACCAAGACCAATACCCAGAACTTTTTTGTTGCTCAAGCTGAAAATTAGTCATTTCACTACGATAAACTATACGTTCAATTGGTTTTAATGTGTTCATATGAATAAAATAAACATCATTATCAATTAAATGTTGTGGGTAACCAACTCTTAAATTATTTAGATATTTTAATCCGTCAATATATTTATTTGTTTGAATAAATTTAACATACCCACGTTTAAAAAAATAACATTCTGGGCCAAACATTAATTTATTCGGATCTTGGTGATAAATATCACCACTTAGGTTTGGACCTTTTAATATATAACCATCAAATTTGTTTGAATTTTGTTCTGCAAAGGTTATAAGATTTTTAATGTTTTGTTTACCTTTATCATATGCGATAAAATCAGCATCCCAGCGTAAAATCCAATCACTAGAACTTTTATCAATCAAAAAATTTTTATAATTATTTAATGTTTTATTTTTTAATTCGGGTATACCGTTTCCATCATAAACTTTCAATTTTTTAATTTTTACTTGTAATCCTTTAACAAGTTTTAAACTATTATCTTCTGATTTATCGTCTAAAAAAATAATTTCATCAACAAAAGGTTCAATTGATAGTATTGATTCTTTTAACCATGAACTTTCGTTTCTACCAACGATTGTTGCTGTTACAGACATTATTTAATAAATTTATTAAACTCCCATTTCATCTTCTTTGAGTGGGTTATTTGATCACGCTCACCTCGAATATAACTTTTAGACACATCAGCAATAATTATGTTTGGATTAAATACATAACAGTCATTATAATATTTTTTTTGAATATCGTTACCTAAATAATTATCAATTGATTTTTGTTTACAATTTGACGTTGTTATTATATCATCAAAAATAGATGAATCAATAGCATATGCGAAAGTACCTAACGATTTATTTGCCAAATAAAAACCAAAATCTAAATATTTAAGATTATCCCAATTATATTGGCTAGTACCAAAATATATCATTTTCCAGTTTGTTGGTAAATTCTTTAATTTTTGAATTTCATTTTTAAAATTTTGATGAATTAACACATCATCTTCTAATATTAATATTTTTTTATAATTATGCTTTTTAGCGTGTTGTATTATTTTTTGGTGACTTAATAAACAACCATACGCAAATTTATTTTCTATTAAGCCACTACCGGGTTTAAAATTAATATTTTTCTTAACGTTATCCCAATTATTTGTTATCTCAATAGAATTACCATCCACGCCTGAAAATCTGATATGTTTAATATCAAATAAATCTAATTGTTTTTTAGTTTTTAAGTATTTATCTGGTTCTCGATCTAAATTAAGAACATAAACCTGATCAAAAAAATCATTAATATTAATATATTGAATAATAGTATCATCTTCTTTTCGTTCGCCAAAATAGTTTTGAACTAATTGTATCATTTTAGTTTTATTAGTTGACCATTTCCAAGCACCATTTTTATCTTCAACGATATCGGTTATCGGATCATAATCATTATTTGATAAATAACTAAAACGATCATTATATTTTCTATTTTCATGTGAACCATGGTATTGATGCGTTATGGTACCACTAATATAACCAACAGATTTATCAACATCCGCACATATTTTATTTGCCCAATCAATATATAGTTTTTTCCATTTATTATTCATTTGATCGATTAAGAAGTTATTCTTATGTGTACCATAAAAAGCATAACACATCATAGAATCCCCACCACCTAAAATATTATATTCAAATAATTTATGTTTTTCTAATAATTCACGTCTAGCGGCCCAACCAAATCCGGGAATTGCATTATTAAAATTTGTTTCTTTATTTTGAATTGTTGAATTATATTTTGCAATACCTATTGATTGTCTTTCAATTTCTTCATTTTTATTTAATCTATTAGCGACTTCATAAACTTGTACAACTGGATAATATTTTAATTTTTCATTTATTTCTGTTACCCAATTCGGATTTTCAAATAAAATATCACAATCAAGCCAAGCAATATTGGTATATTCTTTAGGTATTTTAGTTATCAATAAATTTAATAATTTTTCTTTTTGCCACATTATATGATCTTTTTTGTTACCTTTAATTCTTAAATTGAATTTGTTGTCTGGTAACATAAAATTATCATTATAACTTAGTTCAACTGTAAATAAATCAGCAAAACCTTTAAGTGCTTCAGAAAATCTTTTATAATTATTTTTTATATTTTGATAATTTTTTGGGTTAAAATATGAAGTAATTACAGCTAAATTACCTTCAATTTTATTATCTCTAATGTTTTCTGGGATTTCCGGGTGACGAATAAATCTAGGAATGTCGGAATCTAATGTATTAAAAAACTCAACATCGGTAATGAATCTTTCTGTTTTTCTACCCTTCCAATTTTGACCATCATAACCTAAATGTATTGTTCTAATATTTTTTAAACATTCTTTTTCTGGGAATTTATCAGCAAATAATAGATCAGACCAAGAAGCGTCTTTAGATCTTTCTGGATATATTTTTTCTTTATCTTTTAAATTTGGGTGTGTATAATGAAATAATTGAAAATAACCAACTGGTGGACACATATGAACAGCGTCCATTTGGTGTAATTTAATCTTACCATCAAGAAATTTTTGGTACTTATCAAAAGTATAACACATATAACGTGTGGCCGAATATAATTTCTTTGTTGATAAAGCTTTATTTGAAATTATTGTTGTAAAATCTTCTGGTAATACAATATCAGCATCTAAATGTAAAATCCATTCCGGGTTTTTTAACTGATTAATCCCGGCATTAATACCTTTACCTTTATTAAAAACCGCACCATCTTCAAAAAAATCTTCAGTAATCACATAATTAACATCAAATTCTTTACATAATTTAATCGTTAATGGGTCACGTTCAGAGGTTATTACTGTAATTGGAAAACCTAATTTAATATTTTCTTTTAATGATAATATTAAAAAATCACTATAATTGACGCATGTGATAATAATATCAAGCTTCTTTAGTATATTACCACCACCACCTAAAACCATTTTTGTTATATCTTTTTTAGGTCGCATAGGTTTTTGTTTTGGTGTTTCTACAACTTTCTCAGCTTTTTTTGTTTTTGTTGGTGTAGGTTTTATTTTTTGATATAATAATTGTTTTTTTTGTTTTTTATTTGTCACGTCAAATTTAAAACCACCATGATTTTTTCTTATCATTTTTTAATATTAAAATTAAATGTTTCATTATTCCTTAACGGTTCCAATAATGATTTAAATAATATTTTCATATTTTCTTTATAATCGGTGGACGTTATTTTATCTTCAGTATTTGTAAATAATGTAACACTAACATTTAAATAAGATTTTTTACCAAATCTGACACCAGAATTTTTAATATCAAAATCAACAATATATTTTCCCGATTTAAATTTATTTTTCGGTAAAACATCATTTAATTTGTTTTTAAACCGTTTTTTTAGTTTGGATATTTCACTATCATAAACATCAAAACTATCAATAGGCTCCGCCCATGTGAGGATTTTAAGATATATTGATTTTAAATTTTTGTGATCTACAGTACCATATAATGTTTTAAATTTGTTGTCTATTGACAAAATTACTTCTTTTCCAGATTTCATTCATAATTAAATTAATTTAATGTTATTATTATGTATAATATACGCACAAAAATAACCTAAGTCAAATTATTTTAATGTTTTTTCCAATTCAAATAATTTTTGAAAATGTGGTATTGTAATTTCATCAAGTTCTAATCCATCATATAATTTACTTTGAACTTCATAGTATTTCATTTTTATTTGATCATCTTTACTTTCGCTAATTAAATTTTTAATTGTGTTTATAATTGATTTAGATGTTTTATTATATTCTTCTTTAATCGTTTTTTGATTACCAGAAACAAACGCTTTAACAATTAATTTTTCTTGTTCAGTTAACGAAGAATATTTTTTATTATATTTTTCAGACATAACCTTTTTAAATATTTTTTGGTTAACTGGTTCTCGTTTTTCTGTTTCTTCGGTTAATGGTTTTCTAGTAGTAATTTCTTCAATTAAAGTTTCAATTATTTTATTGTTTTCTAATGATTTATTTGTTTTATTTAAATTAACAATTAGTCTTGAAACTTTATCACCAATAGTGTCATTAAATTCTAAAATTGGTAATTTATTTTCAACCATAAAATTTTCAAGTTTATTTAAATCTTTTTTAAGTTTAGTTTTATTTAAATTTTTAATTTTAATTAAGTTTTCAATAATAAAGCCATGGGCGACATCTTCATTTTTAAATGCACCTTTTTCAAAGTTTTCGTGCAGGTATAACGTTTCACGAAGTCCCGGTGACGTTTTTAATATTTTTTGATAACCAGTTAAAATTGATTTAGCTCTTTTTTTATCCTCTTTCATTAAATGGATAACCGCAACATTTACACTATTTCTAATTGAATTAAAGTTTTTCATATTTCACTTATTTTTTAATAAATATCATTTATTCTTTTAATGTATCAGAATTATCAATTAATTTATCCAAATCATCTAAAGTGTTTCTAAGGTCTATGGATATTCTATTTTCTAATAACATAGGTTTATTTTTTATTTTTTTAGCTTCAGCTAATTCTTCAGGTTCTTCACCACCGAAGTCTTCACCACCGAAGTCTTCACCACCGAAGTCTTCACCACCAAAGTCTTCACCACCAAACCCACCACTAAGGGATCCGCCGCTTCCACCGAAGTCTTCACCACCGGAATCACCTTCTTCATCAGCCGGTTTTTCTTCAGAGGCTTTTATTGCCTCAACACTTTTACCAAACAATCTATCAACATTGTCAAAAATACCAGTATGTGTGATAACATCACCAGTTTTATCAAATTCAATCGCAGCAGCTTTTTCAAGCCTTTGTTGTTCAAGATCTAGTTTAATTTCATCTTCACTATCGCCAAAAACTTCTTTTTTGGCTCTGGTCATTGACATTATTCCAAACCCATTACCAGCATCACCAACAAGATCTTTATATAACATTGCTTTTTCCTTCATTGCCTCAATTCTCATCATATCGGCTTGTCTCGAAGGGTTATTTAATGTTAGTGTAAAATTATCGATCTCATCTTCAAAACCAAGAATAAATAAATGTATAATTGCAATTTTATTTAATTCTTGAATCATTGCTTGTTGAATTCGATTAACAGTTCTAGCGAATCTAATATCTTGCAATGCCAAGTTTTTACCATCTCCAGTGGTTTCTTCAAAACCAATAAACGCTTTTGGTGTTCTAAGTGCCGCAAATAATTTTTTTTGTATATACTCAACATCAGCAATTTCAGCTAAATTTTGAGCCCCCGGAAGAGTATCAATTGGGTTTGGTGTATTAGGGTCTCTAACTGGGATGAAAAAATCTTGATCAACAGCTAATTGATTATATCTAGTATCAACTTGTCCGGTTGTTTTATCAACGATTGGTGATCTTTTAAATTTATTAGCAACTTGTTGAACATAAGCTTCAACATCTTGATCGTTCATATTACCAACAAAAACCTTAAAAACCCTTCGTTCTGGTGCTCTTGTTGTTCGATAAACTAACATAGCATCTTCAGCTAATAATAATTGTTTCCAAATACGTCTAGCTTTTTCTAAAATCGATGTACCATATGGTAATCTTCTATCATCACCTAATAATCTAAAATGTGCAATCTCCCATGATTGATATGTTGCTGATTTATTTTTCCAATGAAATTGAACACCAACTTTTTTATTTTGTTCTATATCATTATTAGCAACAGATTCTGGGTGAAACTCTTTTCTTTCAATTTCAACATTTGGTAATTGATTACAACCAACAATTCCTTTTTCTCGATCAACTTTTAAATAAATAAAATTATCACCAAATTTACATGTATTTCTGGTCCAAGATGGTAAATTTGTTGGTATATCTAAAATATTATAAAATAAATTTTCTAAAACATTTTTTATTCGTTTACTTTCAGAATAAACATTTAATGTTTTACCATAATCACCCGGAGTTGTAGTTTCTTCAGAAAAAATATCTAATGCTGTTGAAATTTCTGGAGTATACTCCATCGCTTCGAAATCATAATATGATGCAACTCTTGTTGTTTCATAATATATTGCTTGTTGGTATAATTCAGATTCAACTTTAGACCATTGATCAATTAAATATAATTGTTGCTGTCTTTCTAATTTTTCTTTCTGATATTCAGCTTCATTATCGGTTTTTAATATAAATTTTTTATCTGAAATTGGCGAATTATAATTATATGTTGCTTTTTTCGGTTCAGTAAAAGTTCTTGGGTCACTAGGTGCTGTTGTCTTTGGTGACCCCATACCAAAAGCAGTACTTAATTTTTGAAATATCGTTTGGTTTCTATCACCCATAATTCCTTTTTTTTTTAAAATATTGTTAAACTTAAATAAATCAATAGTTATTGTATTATAAATATCTATTGTAAGCCAGAAAATAACCACATATGATCGCTGACATTATGTCTTTTTTGGTTTGGTGTTTGAGGAATACTATTCTGAGTATTGTTAACACTAACCCAAGCATTAATCATAGCTTTTGTTCGTGCTTCAGCTGCTTTTAATTTAGTAAAAGAATTTTGTGCAATATATAATGCTATAGCCAAAGATTGAATGATATCATCATGATGATTACGCATATGATCCGGTTTACCGTTAATATAAACAAATGTTCTAAGTTCCGAAATTAATCGTTTAGAACGTATTTTAAATTGACCCCTAACTTGTTCTTCTAATGCTTGTATTATTTGTGCTCTTTTTGAATTATAATTAATTCCGGGAACTTTATCATCATAGATACCATATTTCCATTTCATTTCATCTTTAACATTATCATAATATAATAAATCATTTGGGTATTGTAATTCTTTTAATTTTTGCGATGTCGCAACCCCCATACCACCGGTAATATCAATAACAATAAAAGCATTATATCGTTTTCCCCATTTATACACAATTTCGGCAAAAATATCCGGAGGAAGTTTAGTGTGGTATTCAACAACTTGTTCTAACTCATCAAAATCAATAATTACAAAAGCACTTGAATCTTCTGAATCACCACGAGAAATATCTGCACCTAAAATATATTTATGACCTTTAATTGGTTCCTTCCAAACCCATAATTTTCTTTCTAATTCTTTTGATATCGGTTCAATAACGTTTTCATTTTCTTGTTTTTTTAGTATTCTTCCATCAATTACATTATCACCAGAACCTAAAAATGACGATTCTAATTCTTGGGCAATCATTCGTTTATCAAAATTTAATTCTTTACACATCTCTTCAAACCAAGAAGAAACAGGGTACCAACCATTTTGAAAATATTCGTCCCACTTTTCTCTAGGTAAATCAATTAAAATATTTTCTAATTTTTCATATGAATTTTTAGTTTCAACTTCACTCATCCAATCAACAATATTACCGTCATATTTAACAAAATATAAATTTTTATTAAATCTGGGATCATCGTACCATTTTAACTCAAAAATGTTAAAACTATTAACACCTTTTAAGGATTCGGCATATAATCGATAATATAAATCGTCTAAACCGTTTGGTGTTGAAATAACAATACTCTTACCTCCGGTCCCTAAAGAGGCTAAACAAGCAGCCCAAAATTGTTGACCACCCTCAATATATGCTGCTTCATCAAGTATTAATAAAGTTGGGGTGTAACCCCTTAAAGCATCAAGAGATGTTGCCACAGCTTTTACTTCACCAACAACCTTATGTTCACGATTATGTATTATTATATGACCGGCAGCCTCTTTTTGAAAATATAATGCGCCATCAACAGTATTATCTTTTCGTTTTTTTCCAATACCACACCATTTTGGGTACTGCATAATAAAAGATTTAATTTTACGTAAAACTTCAACGGAAGTATCTTGTTTATTTGCAATAATTAATATTTTTTCTGGATTATCTGAATCACTAAATATTATTTTTTTAGCACAATAACCAGCAGTAACTGTTGAGATACCCGCTTGACGGTATTTTAAAACTAAATTAAATCTATATTTGTCATAATTACTAATTAATTTTGCTTGTTCTGGAAACAATTTAAATGGCACATAGCCATTTTTAGTTTTATCAAAAGTTTCATTATATGTAACCAGAGCATATGCTGTATCTTTATAACATTTAATATATTCAACTAATTGTGTTTGAACGTTAGACATTTTTTAAATTTTTTAACATATTGATTAGTGGTGGGTACGGAAAAACATCTGATTTATCTTCACGATAATTAGTATGATAATAAATACCCGGTTTACCGCTCAATGCATCTTTAGAAATATCCCATGTCTCAGAATAAGTTAATGGTATTTGATATTTTTCATTAAAATAAACAATTAAATTCCTAACAGATTCAATTTGTTTTTCAGTATATTTTTCAAAAAAGCGAAAACCTCTAAATGGTTTATCTAGAGTATATACAATATCTTCAGAAACTTCTCGACCATAAGCATGATAATATTTACCTTCTTTTTTACTTAAACCGCCCCACGAATCAATTTCAATTGCAATAGTGTTCATATCGTGTCTTTGATAGTTTAAACCTAATTTATGAAAAGTACTAGTAACTTCACCTAAATGATATCCCCAGTATTTTGATGAATAATTTTGATAAATTGTACCATCCCAATTAATTATAAAATGTGTGGCAATTCTTTTAGGGTCTTTCAACCACCAATTAATATCACCTTCAACACCTTTACCAGACACAGTATGATGTAACACAATTTGTGTTTTTTTTGTTTCTTCTCGAACATATTGATTTGCTGGAAAGTTTACAAATTTGATCTCACTTAAATTTAATTTTTCTTTTTCCATATTTAACGCATTTAATTATAAATATTTCAATAAATAAAAAAATCCCCAACGTTTTCGTTGAGGATTTTTAATTAAATATTTAGTTTAAATTATGCGTTACCGTATAAAAATGCCCGTTCTTCTGGAGTTAACGAATCAATACCTTCGGCACTTATTTTATCTAAAATAGCATCCATATCAAATTGCTGTTGTTGGGGTTCAAGTTCCGGCTCTGTTTCTTCATACCCAGTAACTATAGTATCGTCTTCGTCATAATCTTCATCATCATATTGACCAATTGCCGTTTCATATTCTTCATGACTTAATTCTTTAATTAAATCATCAACAATCCGCTCCAATCTTCGTTTACCAATATTACTACCAGACATAATTTGATTTGCTAATTCTAAAAATTCATTTGCTGGTAATTGTGCAATTTCTGAAATGAAGAAAGATTGTATTCTTCTTTTATCTTCATCATATAGACGTTCGGGATATGCTGCTCTAAATTTTTCCCAAATTATTGGTCCTAATCTTAAATCCCATTTTTCTTTTGACAATGTATCTTCTTCACGCATAACAGCACTTGCTAATTCCGGGTCTTCTGGTAAACCTGTAGCAGTAACAGTTTCAATAACACCTTTAGTTAATTCATGTACTAATGTTGGGAAATTAATACCTCTCGCAATTATTAATGTTTTATTAGATCTTTCACCATCATCACCATCTTCTTCATCTGGAGATTTAATTTGAACAGTACCAGCACCTTTACCCTGAGCTGCTAATTCTTCAATTATATTATCTGGAAGTAACCAATATTGTAAGTCATTAACTGACATCATTAAACCATATAAATTTAATAGTTCTGGACTAATATCATTTAATCTTTCACCAACAAGATGATAAGCGGTATTTGCTTTTTGTGCTGATCCTTGTATTAAAGCATTTAAAAATCTTCTTTTTTGTTTTTCTTCTTCAAAATTTTCAAAAGTTCTAATTACTTCTTCGGCTGCTTGTTCTTGTTCCTCTTCTGGCATTTGTTGCATTTCTTCAGCTTGTTGATTCATTTGTTGTATTGATTGTTTCATTTCTTCAGCTTGTCCCGAATCGGTTAAATCTAAAATTTTAACGTCAAATTCAAAATCATCTTCATGTAATCCAAATTCTTGTTTAACTAAATCAACCGCTAATTGTTCAAGTTCTTCTCTATTTCCAGCTTCTAATTCGAAAATTCTTTCAACACTATTCATCAACATACCTTGAAATTGCATTATTCCGTTTGTACCATTTGGTACACTTCTAACACCAGTATAATGTTTAACAGAATCAATCACATCTTTAAACCGTTTTGAAGCTAAAATTTCAGCAAAATTGTTTTCACCTTGATCTTCTGGAAACGCTGGATGTCTTTCACCATACGGTGTTGAACCACTAGCTAAATCACGTTCAATACCCGGATCCATTCTTTCCTCATAATCGCCATAATCAATTGGAGCTTCATTTATGTTATTTTGTTCTTCCCAAATACGCCTTAAACGCTCATTTATAATTTTTCTAATTCTTTCTGACATAATTCTTTTATTTTAAATTAATTACTTACGTTTATTTTTTTTACTTTCAGTCATAGCCGTAGCTTTTGGTCTTGGATCATGTTTTGGTCTAAACGGAGTTTTAGGTGTTTTTGGTCTTTGTTTTTCACCGGGTTTAGTTCTTGTTGGTGTTTTAACTGGTGCTGGGTTATTTGCACCAATACCTAAAGCGTTAGCACTTAACCAAGTTGGTAATTTATCACCAACAGCTTTTGGCCTTGGACTGTGTTTTGGTCTAAATGGTGTTTTAGGCTTACCATGACCCGGTTTAGTTTTTTCTCCCGGTTTAATTTTTGGTTTAACTGGGGACGGAGCTTCCGCTTCATAAACACCAATAGATTCAAGAAGTTCTTTTTTACTCATAAAAAATTCTTTTTTTATTTTCGATTCTGTTTTTTTTACTTCATTTTTTTTATCTTTATTTTTTGATTTTTCAGTTTTAACATCTTTAACTTCACCACCATCCATTGGTTGTTCTTCACTTAATTCTGGGAATAAGTCTAACATTGTGTCACCTTCATCGATGTTTACTTGTTTACCATCAACTTCAACATCAAATCCACTTTGTTTTAATTTTTCAGCAGTATTTAAACTTGTTTCCGGATTTAAATTTATTTTATTTTCGTCAGCCATTACTCTTTAAATTTTAAAATTATATCTCGTTCATAGAGTTTATCAACGACAATATTTTCCATTTCACCGAAATGAAAAACAAGCCGTTTTTCTGGTATTAAGTCATCATCTTCATATTCATCAAAATTTTCCCAAGCCAAAGCTATTATATTATCTTTAGCGTCATTAACAGTTAAAAAATCATTATTTTGTATTACGTCAAATTTAATTTCTGTTTCCTCAACAATACCAACTTTATCAATGAAGTTAGTATCTGGCGCTGTACCTTTTGTACATAAATCCCAATCTTCACCATCAGCGTCTTCTTTATTTTGACCAAATACAAATTCGTAAATATAGTTTCCTTTGTAATTAGGACCCATTTCATTTACAAAAAGCAAATATAGTGATTTATTTTCCAATTGCCAAAAATTTTTGATAATCTTTTTTATCTGTCATACGAAATTTTTCTTTTTTCGGCGAATTCAGTTCTCTCATAACGCCATAAGTGGTACCATTTGATTCAATAAAAATTGATTTTTTATAACCTTTACCACCTAAATCAATATTCTGATCCATTTCAACAATAACTCGACTACCAATTTTTTTTACTTTTTTTGTTGGATCATAACCTAAAACAGCGCCAATAGCAAATTCTTGATCAACCGTTTTAGCTAATTTTTTAGCTTCAGTTATTAGATTATTTCTTTCCAACGCTTCAAATATTACATTTTGAACTTCTTCATCTTGTTCTTCTTTTGTTTTCTCAAAGTATTTTGATATTATTTTATGTACTTTAGACTCTTTTATTTTAGTTAGTTTACTATTAAATGGAGCGTCTTTACCTTTAATATTTATATTATCTTTAAATGGTGAATCTTTACTTTCGCCCAATTCTTCTTCAAAATCATCGGTTGATTTATTTTCGATATCTTCACTATCATCATTATTAAGGTCTAAATCTTCGTCATCATTGTCTTCATCGCCTTTTATTTTTTTCTTAACTTTTTTAATTAATTCTTTTTTATTTTCTGGATCAAGGTCTTCTAATTCAAGAGCTGAAATAATTGAGTTAAAAACATATTTTATTGTTTCATCATCTTGTTCTTCCATATCTCTTAATTTTTGACCAAGTTCACCAGTTGTTTGTTGTATTTCTTCTGGAGCACCACCCTCATTATCACCAAGGTCGTTCATACCATCATTATCACCAAGGTCGTCCATACCATCTTCATCACCGAGATTATTCATACCCATTTTAGAAAAATCTGGATCTTCTGTTTTAACTGGAGCGGGAGTT